TTAACGTTTGAAATTTCTTCTGTGATGAGTTTCATTTGTTTATGCGGTAAATCCTACTTTTGCACCCTTGACAGCAGCGTCTGCTGCGAAAACACACTGAGTTGGATTTTTTTCCAAATACTCAACTGTTCCTGCGGGCATTGTAAATGAACCAACAGTGTCTCCACTACGAACTTCTACCACAGTAACTAAATGTGCGGAAGTATCCGTATTAACCAAACGAACAACCGTTGCTTCAGTAAAGCTGACTGCAGTTCCTGTTGTTGTCGGTAACGCTGCTTCGGCACCCTTACATAAAGTTCTTGCCATTATTCTTGATCCTCTTGTGGTTCTTGTTCAGTTTCATATTCACCACCAAACAATGATCCTGCTACAATAGGTCTAGCAGCATCAATTCTTTCGGCAGCTTTTGCGAATAGAGCACCTTTGATAGCATCAGAAACTTCCGATGCCTTTGCATCTGTCGCAATCAAGTCGATAATATTATCCATGAAAAGTTATAGTGTTATATATTCTATATTTATATCTCTGCTTTTTTGGTGTCTTTTTGCATCTGAGCGTCAGTTTCAGAAGCATCTACCTCTTCATCTGTAACTGGTGCTCCTAGATCACCACCTTCCTGTGGTAGTGGTTCTCCTGTAATAGGATCAACCATAGATGGGTCAGGCAGAATACCCTTAGCGATCTCATCTTCAATTTGCATATCGATTTCGTTGATCTCAGCATCAGTCTGTCTGAGGATCTTCTTACGAACGTATTCTGTTGAGAAATACTTACCAATATAAGGTTCGATAGTGGCAAGGTTACCAAGTCTGCCCTGAAGCATTTCTGACTCTTTCAGTTCGGCAAACTGGTTATCATACAAGAAGTCATACTGAATATGGTCAGACATGATCTCCCAGTCTTCGGGAGTAACAATGTTCTTGAGGATAAGTTGAGTTCTCAGCATGTCATTAAACATCTGAGCAAAACGCTTTCTCAAACGACCAACAAACTTGGCAAACTTAAGTTCGTCTCTCAGAATTTCAGAAGAACGACCAAGGTTAAAACCACCATCAGCAGCAATTCTTGACTCGGGAACTCCAAGTGCTCTATAGAGTTTCTTTTGGAAATACTCAATATCGGCAAGTTCTCCAAGGTTTTGTCCACCAGGAAGTGTGGTGATCTCTGTTCCTCTACCACCTTCACGGCGAGGTAACCAGAAGTCTTCCATCATAGACATGAACTTACGGTCATCACGGATTTCTCCAGTTGATGCGTCATAAGCAAGTTTATTTCTGTAGCGAGACATAACCTCTTTGAGGTATTGCTCTGCTTTTACCTTAGGAAGGTTACCAACGTCAATATAGAAAATACGACGCTCAGGTGCTCTGGACAAACGATAGATAACCAGAGAATCCTCAATCATTCTGAGTTGATTGAGTGCTTTGATTGCCTTGTGAAGATATGAAAGAACTGTTCCTTTGTTTCTATCTACAAGACCAGAACTACAATAAACAACAGAGTCCTTGGCAATCTTTATACTCTTTGATTTAGTATTACCTGCAGCACCAAATGAAGCACTTGGGTAGTTTGGTTTTGGTGTATAAACAAAATACTCTTCAATTTGTGGTTCTAAAACCTGTTCAGTATTATTCTTTCCTGCTACTACGGCATTGGCAATAGCAAGACCACGCTTGTCTTCTTTCTTTTCTTGACGGACAAACTTCATTTTCATTGGATCAATATATCTCAGGTCTTGGATACCTGCCTGAGGATTCTTGATATCAATGACTTTTAGATAGTATACTCTTCCGTCAACATACCAGTTTCTAAAAATTTCATGGCACTTCTTATCGAAGTCCATTATTTCTTTAAGATATTTAAACTCGTCTCTGATTACTTGCTTAAGTCTCTCACTAGCATTGAGGTTTGATAACTCAATTTCTACAGGAGAGTCATAAAGATCGCTAACAATGGCTTCATTTACAACATCTTCGATGGCACCATCACATTCGGGGTGAAGTGCCATCTCACGATATCTTTTAATCAAATCATGCTCAGTTCTATAGACTCCCTCAATATCGAGGTAGTGACCATAAAAACCACTGCTAATATAGTTATCAACCCCGTCCTCATTGGTTTGAGGAACGGGGGAAATAACTGAGGGTGGTTTACTTTGGTCGCCGTCAATAGAGAAACCAAAAAGTCTTGCCATCGTATAACTGTTTGCTTATTATTGACTATTTAGTTAATGTCTTCACCGCCAGCATTAGCAGCATTACCTCTAACTGCTTCCCACCAGAGAACCTGAAGTTCGACAGTGAACTCTTGGATCTGACCAGTGCTATCGTATGATAGGTCAATAGGAGCAACTTGAGTTGGGAAAACATCATAGAAATGATACTTTCTCAGAGTTCCGCCGTTGCGGTCAAGTTGGTAGATGTAAGCATCTGCCTGATAATCTGCTGGGTTGGTTAGACCAGTGTTATCAGATACTCTGTTTACAGTATTCATCCACTTTTCGAAAGCAGAACGAATAGCGAAGTCGGTATCGTTGATAACTGTGATAGTCCAGGTATCAAAGGTTCTGTCTCCAGCAACTTTGAGGATCCTTCCTCTGAAAGGAACCTCAATAGGAGCAACGTTTGACGCTGGAAGGTTTGCTGCCTTAACAAGGAAACGTGCCTTGTTAAGGATATCGTTTAAACCCTCAACTTCTACTGAACCTGGGAATGAAAGCTCAACCTCAAAGAGGTTTGAGCGAGCACCGCCACCAGTTAGCTTACTCTTAAAATCAGTAATCTTTCTTAGTGGGGGTGGATTGAGTTGATTTCTGGTTGCCATTTTTGTGTGCCTCTAAGGTTGATTAATAAAGTAAATATCAGATGTTACCGATGACTTCCGAGAAGGAAACCCCAGTTCTGGTAGCAACGAAGGTCAGACCAATGAAGTTGATCGATCTGTTTGGTTTGATATAGATGTCAGCGACAAACTCATTGTTGTCGATAACAGCAGCAGTGTTATTTGTTTCATCACAAATAACAACGTAGTCAAAGATGCCTCTCTTGGCTTGGACATCGCGGAGGAATGGTTCGACGATGTTGACAAAGTTGGTTCTCGTGATCTCGTCGTTGAATTCGAAGAGTTGGTCTCTAGCGGCAGCAGCGATTGCTTGCTCCAGATAGATGAACAGGCGACGAACGTTGATTCTATCGAAGGCGGAAGACTTGGCGAAACCAGTCTTATCACCGAACAGAACGATGCCATCACCAGGCGAGAAGATAACAGGGTTGATTCTATTGGAATACAACTTATCTCTCTGAACCTTGCTTGGGTTGTAGGTCAACTTAACTGCGTTCAGGATAGCACCTCTAGCAGTTCCAGCAGGTGAGAACCATGGGAAGTTGTTGAGGTCGTTTCTAGCACACAGACCAGCAATATCACCGTTTAGTGGGATATAGCGGAAGGAGTCAGAGAATCTATCGTAGGTGTACTTATAACCACTATCAAATACAGCGTAAGACGATGAAGTGATAGGAGCATAGAAACTCAGAACGTTATCAGTGATATCGGAGTCTGAGTTAACGGTTACAGAACCAACAGCACTATCGTTAAGGAACGCTAGTCTGTATGGTGAGATGAATGCGATAGCATCTTGTCTCGTTTCTGCTACAGAGATGAGTTTGTTAGCAAGTGCTTGGGCAGTTTCCTTGCCATAGTTTGCCGAACCCATCAGCAGGAAGTCAACATCGTAGTTATCGGTGTTCTCGAAGAGAGCGTAACCAGAGGATAGTTTTGCTAGGGTTGAGGTCAGAGCACCTGAAGAGGTGAGGTCTGTACCGTCATCATAGTTCTTACCACCACCGAGAGTGTAGGTGTTAGAACCAGAAGCAGCGAAGTTAACTCCATCAGCATCTTGGTCCCAACCTACATCGCTAGCGAGGGTGAAGTTGCTGCTGAATGCTGTAGTAGTGATACCAGCAGGAGCAGCACCACCAAATACGTTGGTGGAGACGTTATAGAGATACTTTCTCCAGTATGCGGTAGAACCTACAGAGTACTCAGCATCTTTTGCCTTAGAAAGAGCAAGGTGCTTCTCAAGAATGGTTCCAGCGTTTCCACTTACAGTTCCTTTGTCGTCGATGACAACAACATGGAGTTCGTCGAATCTTGAGTTTCTGGCAGCAGCGTAAGAAGAAGTTCCAGGTCTATCAACAAGTGTATTCCAAGAGATTGATGAACCAGATGATACTGAAATGGTTTGTTGATCAAACCAGTCTTTCTGTGCGGTTATTGCAGTTGACCCATAAGAAGTTGCTTGTCCATTAGTGTGGATAGCAACCGTTCCAGAACCAGAGAACGCATAAACTCCACCTGGTTGATAATCAACGTTCGTTTCAGTTCCAGCAGCAGAAACATGTGAAAGAACTTTTACGCTTACACTTCCACTTCCAACTTCAGTAATAATACCCTTCAAATATCCATCTAAAGATGAAGTTGAACCAGAACCTGGAAGGGTTGAAGAAATTGCCTGGGTTATACCATATCCAACAGCAGGTGCTGCAAGAGTCGTTGTAGTTGAATATGCTCCAAAAGACAATTCAACATTATCAAGCGATACTGCGTTTAAGGTTGCTGGGGATATCGTAACTGTTCCTCCATTATCAGTTGAAATGCCAGTAACAGTCGTTCCAGAACCAATAACTCCACTGAGAAGTTTTACAGTATCACCTATTTCAATATTGGTGGTAGTAATACCAGTAATTGAAGTTGTTGTGATTCCAATGTCACCATCGGAAGGAGTTGCATCTGCAGAGAATGTCGTATTTTCTACTGCTGTTGTGCTCATATTAAGAATTTGATCTGCCTTGGCATCGATAATA